TTTTCATATCAGTGATGAAAAACTTTAAGTCTATTTTTAAAGATTATGTGATTTTGGTCGAGGGCGAGGAGTACAAACCATATGACTTTATAAAACTATTGCGAAATACAAAAGATGGTGCGAGTGGAGTTGGTTTGACAGTCGAAGTGTCAAAGGCACTAGAGACAGCGTATCAAACATTACTCTACCAATTATCACTTGTAAAAACAGGAGGCAATAAAAAAGGCTTTTTAAAGTCTCAAAGAAAACTAGGACAAGATGAAATTGACGTGCTCAAAGAGGCTTGGCGAAAAATGTATGCCAACAATGAGAACAATGTTGCCATTTTAAACAATGGACTCGAATTTCAGGAGGCAAGCAATTCATCTGTTGAAATGCAGTTGAATGAAAGCAAAAAAACATTGCAGGAAGAAATCAACAATCTATTTCACATTAGTGATGACTTTTGGCTCACGTTTAAAGAGGCAATATATCCGATTGTTAAAGCATTTGAAACAGCACTCAACAGGGATTTGTTGCTAGAAAAAGAAAAGAAAAACTATTTTTTTGAGTTTGATGTAAAAGAAATTTTAAAAGCCTCAATTCAAGAGCGATTCGACGCATACAAGACAGCAAAAGAGACAGGATGGATGACATTGAACGAAATCCGAAAGGAAGAGAATCGAGATTACATCGAGGGATTGGATGTTGTCAATGTCGGACTTGGTGCAGTGTTATATGACACAAATACACATACATTTTACACTCCAAACACAGACACACAAGCAGACCTCAACACAGAGAAGATGCTCGAGGGTCACGTTTTAGAAGAGGAGTTCAAGCAGGATGGAAACAGTAGTGACGCATAGAAAGGAGGTACTAAATGAAAATTCAAATCAGAGAGGACAGTGTTGAGATTGAGGGTTATGTAAACGCAATCGAGCGAAATTCAAAGCCTTTGATGTCAAGGATTGGCAGATTTGTTGAACGCATCAAAAAAGGTGCATTCAGTCGAGCGATTAAGAGGGCAGAGGACATCCATATCTTGCTCAATCACGATTGGGATAGAGACCTCGGCTCAACAAAGCAAGGAAATCTCGAACTCGAGGAGGACAACATCGGTCTCAAGGCAAGAGCCACAATCACTGACAAGGATGTGATTGAAAAGGCAAGGAATGGAGAACTTGTGGGATGGTCATTCGGATTCGAGGACACACCTGATGGAGTTGAACGAGACACCGATTCAGAGACAGGCTTTCCACTCCGAAAAGTGAAAGATTTAATCTTGCACGAGGTGTCAATTTTGGACAAAACCAAAACACCTGCATATGATGGCACGCTCATCACAGCAAGGTCAGACGACAAAATCCAATTCAGAGGCGAGGCATTCATCGACAATGTGGAAGTCAGAGAAGAGCCAAAAAAGGAAGAGCCTCAAGAGGAACAAAAAAAGCCACAACCGACAGAGGAGTCGGAGGCGATAGATTACTCAAAGGAAGAAAAAATCATCAAAGAAATGAAAGAGGAGGAAATTTAACTATGAGTAAAGCATTAAAGGAACAGAAAAACGAACTAATCACAAGAGCCGAGAAGATTCTCGACACAGCCAAAAAGGAAAAGAGAGAACTCACGGACGCAGAGGCACAGGAACTCGCAGAAATCAAAGACGATGTCAAGGCAATCAAAAAGAAAATTCTTGCAGATGACATCGAAGAGATGGCAGACGACAAGGAAAAGAAAAAAGACGACACTCCAAAGGAAGAGGAAGTCACAGAGGAAGAGACAACAAAGAAAGAAGTCAAGGAAGAGGAAAAGAGAGCGTTTGAAAATTATCTGCGTGGAAAAATCGTGCACGAAAGAGCAGGAGAATTGACCAAGACTGATAATGGTGCAGTTATTCCAACAACAATCGTTGATTGGATTATCAAAAAGGTTTATGACATTTGTCCAATCCTTGAAAAATCGCAGAAATACAATGTCAAGGGTAATTTACAAGTGCCATTCTATCCTAAAGATTCAAACAATATTACAGTAGCATATGCAAATGAGTTTGAGGAATTAACATCAACATCAGGCAAGTTCGATTCAGTCACATTGACAGGATTCTTGGCAGGTGCATTGACAAAAGTGTCTCGTTCATTGATGAACAATTCACAGATTGACATTGTGGCATTTGTCGTTGATGAGATGGCTTATTCAATTAAGAGATTTATTGAGGACGAACTCTTAAACGGTACAGATAGCAAGGTTGAGGGTCTTTCAACTCTTTCAAATGGAATTGAATCAGCATCAGCAACAGCAATCACAGCCGATGAAGTTATCAAATTACACGATGCCATCAAAGACGAATTTCAGGGCAACGCAATGTGGATAATGAGTCCAAAGACAAGAACAGCTTTGAGATTACTCAAGGACAATATGGGTCGATATATGTTGCAGGATGACATCTCATTGCCATTTGGAACATCACTGCTCGGAAAACCTGTTTATGTATCAGACAATATGCCTGATATGGAGGCAGGAAAAGTCGCAATCTATTATGGCGATATGAGAGGACTTGGCACAAAATTCTCCGAAGAAATCAACATTCAGGTATTGCGTGAAAGATTCGCAACACAGCACTGTGACGGTGTCATTGGATGGTTTGAATTTGATGCAAAGGTTGTTGACGAACAGCAAATCGCTAAACTCACAATGAAAAGTGCATAAAGAGGTAAAAGATTATGAAATATAAAGCACTAATCTCATTTAGTGGCACTGTATCGGCAGTCAAAGGCGACACGGTAGAAATCGCAGACAAGGAGGTCGCAAAAGACCTCCTCGATGCGAACTATATCGAAGAAATCAAAAAGCCTGCACCGAAAACAGCAACTAAAAAGAAATAGACCTCGGAGGAGGTAAGCAATGAATCAAATTGAAAAAGTCAGCGAGATTACTTACAAGGATATAGCAGATTACATCCGATTAGGCGAACTCGACGACAACGAAATAAATTTCATCAATACAACGATAAAAATTGCCAAAGATTACATCTGTAAGTATACAGGGAGAACGGAGGAGGAAATCGACAGATATCCGAATATGGTCATTGTTGTGTTTGTGCTGTGTCAAGATATGTTCGACAATCGTGCACTATATGTTGATAACAGCAATCTCAACAATGTCGTCGAGACAATCCTCGGAATGTACTCGGTCAACTTACTATGATAAACGCAGGAAAATACAATCATAAAATCAAAATCTATTCAGTCGATAATGTCAAGGATTCACAAGGATTTCAGAAAAAGGAGAAAACTCTTGCACTTGAGACATTCGCCTCGGTTAAGACGACAAAGGGATTCACACTGATTAAGAATGGGAGCGACTTTGAGTCGGCATATACCAATTTTACAATCAGATACCCAAAGACAAAACTCAACCGAGATATGATTGTCGAATTTAAAGGCAAAGAGTATTCAATCGAGTATCTGAACGACATCGACGAAGATAATGTCGAGTTAGAAATTCAGGCAAAGGAAGTGACTCACTGATGGCAAAATTTCAAATGGAACTGCCAAAGGAAATTTTGGACGATTTTCAGAAAATATATGATGAGTCCGACAAGATATTTGGCGAGATGACAAGAGCAGGGGCAGAGGTCGTCGAGGCGAACGTCAATGCGAACATTCCTGCATCTTTCAGAGGGTCAAATATAATGAAGTGTTTGAAAATAACAAAGACATATAAAACACCCTCGGACGATGGAATCAACACAAAGGTCGGATTTTATGGCTACTTTACTAATAGCAAGGGCGAGCGAGTGCCTGCACCGTTGGTGGCAAATGTGTTTGAATACGGTTCAACAAAAATGACGAAACAACCTTTTTTTCGAAAATCATTTAGAAAAGCACAAATCGAAAAGGCTATGCTCGACGCTCAAAAGAAAGCAAGTGGAGGTTTACTCAAATGAATGAACTAATCGAAAAAATATTCGAAGATTTTGAGGTTGACGGTGTGACCGTACCTGTCGAATTTATGCGATATGAGGGTCACGGAGAGCCTTATGTCATTTATCAACAAATCGATGCAGATAATTCATTGAGTGGAGATGATGACCTTATCGGTTATGTCGACTATTACGATTTTGACGTTTATTCAAAGGGCAATTATTCAAAAATTATTGATGAAATCAAAAAAAGATTAAAAGAAAACAGTTTTGTGTGGCAACCGTCGAGAAGTAGTGCCGATATGTACGAAACCGACACAAATTACTATCACAAGACATTAAACTTTGCGATTTTAAAGGAGGAGTAAAAAATGGCAAAAATAGGTTTAAATAATTTCAGATATTCGAAACTGACAGAGGCAGAGGATGGCACACCATCATATGACGGTGCGAAAAAGCCTGCAAAGGCAGTGTCATTCAGTGTTGACGTGTCAAACAATGAGGCGACACTCTATGCAGATGATACGCTCGCAGAGAGCGACACATCTTTCAACAGTGCGACAGTAACAGCAGGCATTGACGACGAGGACACTCAAACAATGGCAGACTTACTCGGTCACACTATCGCAGAGGATGGCGAAATGATTAGAAATGCAAACGACACAGCACCATATGTCGGATTTGGACGAGTAGTCACAAAGATGGTCGGTGGTGTTTATCAGTACAAAGTTGAATTTATATACAAGTGTAAATTTAGCGAGCCATCACAGGAAAACGAAACAAAGGGCGAATCTCTTGAATTTTCAACAACAGAAATCGAGGGAGTTGTCAGTGCATTAGCAAATGAAAATTGGTCAGTCACAAAGACCTTTGAAACAAAGGCAGAGGCTATCACATACCTAGAGGGATTGATGGCTAAAGAATAATTGAAAAGGGAGAGCAACCTCTCCCTTTAATTGCATAAAAGAAATTGGAGAAAATGAAATGAAAGAGAATTATGGAACAATCCAATACAAAGAAAAAGAATATAAACTTGTTTTCAATTTGAACGTAATGGAGACGATTCAAGAGGAATATGGAACGCTCGACGCTTGGGCAGATTTAACCGATGGGACAGTTAAAGAAGAGCCTGACGCAAAGGCTGTCATCTTTGGATTTACAGAGATGCTCAACGAGGGAATCGAAATTGATAACGAGGAAAACGAAACAGATATCAAGCCTTTTACACATAAGCAGGTCGGACGAATCATCTCCGAGGTGGGAATGGTAGAGGCTACAAAAACAATGAATGAAACAGTAATCGACAGCACCAAAAGTGATGACGATTCAAAAAACGAATAATACAAGACGAGGTTGAGCCTGTCATTGACTTTAGTTGGTTCTATTTTATCGGCAAAGTCAAACTCGGCTTGTCTTTTAAAGAAACAGGCAGATTAACGATAAAAATATTTAACAAATTATATCAACATTATAAAAACGATTGGGATTTGGAAATGCGACTCAAAAATGCAAATCTGACATATGAAGAGGCATACATCAAATCTCAAGAGGATGAAGAATGGTTCTAAAGAGAGGAGGTGGAACATATGGCAGGATTCGGTGGTGCAGTCAAACTGACAGGCGAAAGTGAATATCGAAAAGCATTATCGCAAATTACACAAAGTTTGAGAGTGGTATCATCCGAAATGAAAGCCACATCGAGCAGTTTTGCCAATGGAGACAAATCAACAAAAGATTTGGCTACAGCCTCTAAAAATTTAAGCGATGCACTATCAAAACAAAAGTCGGCACTTTCAACCCTCAAAAGTCAACTCACATCGATGCAGGGAGAATATGCAAAGACCGAGGCAAATCACAAAAAGTTGTTAGATTCATACGACAAAGAAAAAAGCAAACTTTCAGAAATAGAGTCAACTCTCGGAAAGTCGTCGACAGAATATAAGAATCAAGAGCAAGTTGTCAACGCTCTATCACAAGAAGTGACCAAAAGTACCAAGTCATATGACGCTCAAACAAAGGCAGTCAATGATATGAGAATAAAAACAGCCAATGCCGAGACAACTTGCAATCAGACTGCAAAGGCACTCGACAACCTCGGAAAAGAGGCAGAGGAGAGTGGAAAGCAAGCCAAAGAGTCGGCAGATGGTGGTTTTACCGTGATGAAAGGTGTACTTGCAAATTTGGCTACAAGTGCCATCACATCTGCAATCAACGGAGTTAAACAATTAGGCAGTGCGTTTGTCGATGTAGGAAAGCAAGCGATGAACTCATATGGAGAGTATGAGCAGTTAGTCGGAGGTGTTGACACTCTCTTTGGCAAGTCATCACAAAAAGCGCAAGAGTACGCAAATAATGCCTATAAGGCAGCAGGAATGTCGGCAAACGAATATATGGAGACTGTCACAGGTTTTTCAGCGTCGTTGTTACAAGGTCTTGGAGGCGACACCGAAAAGGCATCAGAGGTGGCAAATGTCGCTGTGACGGATATGTCCGATAATGCAAACAAGATGGGAACATCGATGGAATCCATCCAAAACGCATATCAAGGATTCGCAAAGCAAAATTACACAATGTTAGACAACCTCAAATTAGGCTATGGTGGTACAAAGGAAGAGATGGCAAGGCTTGTCAAGGATAGTGGAATCTTGGGAGAGGCAGGAAAAGACCTCACTGCAAAGAATCTCGACCAAAAAGTGTCATACGACCAAATTATTGAGGCAATCCATAAAGTACAAACAAATATGGGAATCACAGGAACGACAGCAAAAGAGGCGTCTGCGACGATTCAAGGGCCTGTTGGTTCAATGAAATCAGCGTGGCAAAATATGCTCACAGGAATGGCAGACGAAAACGCAAACTTTGGAACTTTAGCACAAAACTTTGTTGACACGTTGGTTGACGTAGTAAACAACATTGTGCCTAGAATTGCGACAATCATCACAGGAATAGCAAACACGCTGTCAACTACATTGCCACAGGTTATCCAACAGGTAGTGCCAATCATACAAGAAAATCTCCCTATCATTTTAGAGGCAGTGCAACAGGCGATATCATCTATATTGGCATTGTTGCCACAGATAATGCCTGTAATTAGTCAGTTGATACCACAGATTGTCGGTATGCTTGTTTCACTGTTACCACAGATTATACAAGCAGGCATTCAGATAATCGTGTCATTGATACAGGGAATCACGGACGCTATACCACAGTTGACAGCAATGTTGCCACAGGTCATCACAGACATATGCAATGCCTTGATAAACAATTTAGACTCAATCATTGACGCAGGCATTGACTTAATACTCGCATTATCAGACGGAATTATCAAAGCGATACCGAAACTTGTCGCCAAATTACCAAAGATAATCACGTCAATCGTAAATAAACTTTTGGCGAGTATACCTAAAATAATAAACGCAGGTATCAAGTTGCTTGTGTCTTTGGTCGACAATATGCCCGCAATCATCAACGGAATAGTCAAGGCTCTCCCAAAAATGATAACAGGACTTATCAATGGAATAGTCGGCAACATTCCAAAAATAGTTGATGCAGGTGTCAAATTATTGGTCGCATTGGTACAGAATACACCTAAAATTATCGTTGAAGTGGTTAAGGCTATACCGTCAATTATCAAAGCGATAGTCAAGGGTATAGTTGACGCAGTACCACAGATGGCAAAAGCAGGTCTTGACTTAATCAAAGGATTGTGGAAAGGTCTTGGAGACGCTAAAGATTGGTTGCTAGGCAAAATCAAGGGATTGATGGGCAGTGTAATGAAAGGTATCAAGTCATTCTTTGGTATCAAATCGCCATCAAGAAAGATGCGTGATGAGGTAGGTGTGATGTTGGCAAAGGGTGTTGTTGCAGGTGTTCAAAAAGAACAAAAGAACAGCATTAAGGAAATCAACAAGACACAAAGTGAGACACTGCAAAAACTTTATAAAAAACGTAGCGAATTACAATCCAAACTTGCAAAAGCAGAGACAAAGAAAAATAAAGAGAGCGTCCGAAAACAGATTGAATCTGTAAACGAATCAATCAAAAAGGCTCAAAGCGATGCAGACAAGAAGTCGTCGTCAACAAGGGCGAAAACGGATGCGAAAATCATCTCGAGTGCGAAATCAAGGGCAAGCGAACTCAAGAAAGCAGGAAAATTGTCAGAGGCTCAAGAAGTTGAATATTGGAAAGCCATTGCAAGCACTGTGAAGAAAGGCTCGAAGTCTTACAAAACAGCAGTCGCACAAATGCAGTCGGCAAAAAAAACACTCAAAAAAGATGTGTCAAGTTTAACCAAGACATACTCAAGTAGTGTTGCAAAAATCAATAAAGAGTTGCAAGCGAACATCGAGAAGTTAGAACAAACATACACAGATACGGTGGCGAAACGTAAAGAGGAGATTATGTCCTCGTTTAAACTCTTTGACAGTGTCAGTCTTGACAGCAAAATCACAAAGCAGGATTTGACAAAGAGTCTCAAAAATCAGGTTGACGCACTGACCGAGTGGGATTCGACAATGAATCAACTCGCAAAAAAAATCGGCAAAGATAATCCACTATATGAAGAGTTGGAGTCGATGGGTGTATCATCACTCAAGACATTGCAGAGTGTCAATGAGATGAGTAACGACGAGTTGAAAGAATATCTCAATCTTTACAACCAAAAGAATGCTATTGCACAAAAACGAGCATTAACAGAAAACGAGGATTTGAAAGCCTCGACAGAAAGTCAGATTGCAACGCTCAAAGCAACAGCCAAAAAGCAAATTAACACATTGACAACAGAGTATAAAGCAGACTTAAAGGCACTCGGTGTGACTGCAAAGAAACACTCAAAGTCAGTCGGCACAGCAATCACATCAGGAATCAAAGTCGGACTCAAAAAAGGAATGAGTGGAGTGTCAAAGAGTTTACAGGAAGATGTCAAGGCACTTGTCAAGAGCGTGAAAAAGCAACTCAAAATCAAATCGCCATCTCGTGTCTTTAGAGATGAAGTCGGAACGAATATGGCTCTCGGTCTTGGTGTAGGATTTAGCGACGCAATGCAGGATGTAACAGCACAAATGCAAGACGCAATCCCTACAAATTTTGATTTAGATTCGAGTATCGGTGGAATCAATCAATCTAATAGTCAACAACGCTATTATGATATGATTTCAGCATTTAAAGAGGCATTGTCTGAAATGACAGTCGAGTTGGATGATTACGAAGTCGGCAAATTTGTCGACAAGACAGTTGCAAGGGCAATCTACACATAGAGGAGGCAGTATGAGACCATATATCATCATAAACGGAACAAATTCACAGAGCATTGAGGGGTTGGTTATATCCACCACCCCCTCAATCTCCAAACCTGCAATAAGAACAAGCGTTGAAGAAATAGACGGTCGAGATGGCGATATCGTGACAAAACTCGGATATTCTGCATATGACAAAGAGATTGATATTGGATTGTCGTTTGATTACGACGTCGACGAGGTCATCAAATTCTTTAATTCAGAGGGTGTGGTCACGTTCTCGAACGAGCCAGACAAATATTATCGCTTTGAAATACTCGAGCAAATCGATTTTGAGAGATTGATAAGATTCAAGACAGCGACAGTCACATTTCACTGTCAACCGTTTAAATTCAGCGTTGCAGAGCATAGCAGAGTTTTTGAAATTAACGACCAACTCGGAGAAATTGACATCAGAAACAATGGCAATATTTATTCAAAGCCAATAATCACAATCACAGCAAGAAACAATGTGTCATTGCATCTCGATAATAACCAAAACATAACAATAGCAATGGGCGAGGAATATTCAACGATAGTGATTGATGTCGAAAAACTAAACGCTTATTTTTATGAGACAGGAAATTTTGCAAATCGAGTTATTGTGGGCGATTATACCGATTTAGAATTGCAAATCGGCAAGAACACGCTCTCATATCAGGGCGAAATCAAAGAAATTAAAATCGAGAATTATTCAAGATGGATTTAGGAGGTTGAAATGCTAGTCAATAATACAAACAACACAAATATAAAGATAACAAAAGGCGATTCTTTTTCGTTTATTTTTGAAATTGAGGGTTTGAGCAAAGACCTTGACTCTGCATTCTTTACTTGCAAGAAAAATGCAGATGATGAGTCAAAACTTTTTCAAAAATCATTAACAAATGGAATCAGCAAATTAGAAGATGGAAAATATCTCGTGAGGGTAGCACCGAACGACACAGCATTCATTGAACAAGGTCAATATCCATACGATTTACAGGTTGGTATTGACGATGAAATATACACAATAATCAAAGGTAATTTAATGTTAGATTTTGATGTGACAAGGGAGGCTTAAAATGAAAGCAAAAATATATTTTGATAAAGATAAATACCAATTTTATTATGGCGACGTGCAAATCACAACAGACTCATTGACAATCAATGAGATTGCTGTGGATAGTGAGTTATCAGAAACAAGCGAAAATGCAGTACAAAACAAAATTGTCAAAAAGGCTTTAGATTCTGTCAATGATGGTTTGGCAGACACTATCACTCGACTTAATAATCTAATATCAATTAGTAGTGATGATTATTATAGTGTGATTTCTCCTAGTGATTTAAGTGATTGGACGTGGATTACTCATTCCGAGGCATACGAGGGGTCAGTTGTTTATGGCGATAGTGCAGACTTTACACTTCCAACTAATACATTAGTTGGTATATTGTTACCATCGCATAGTAGGGTAAGTGTACACCATAAAACAAGCAACGGTTATCACTCTGATTATACTTTGGGAGATATAGAATCAATATTCGACCAATTTTTACTATTCAATACAGGAGAATGGGAAACATACAGACTAGAAGTTGATTTATCAATAAACTCAACAACTTATAAGAACGCTGTTGAAAATAAAACAACTCTATACGCATATGGTATGTCTAAAGAATTAAAAGATATTAGAGTAGATTATTTCGGTTTACAGTGGGCGACAGCAGGAGATTCGGTGCGTTCTATTTTGAACGTAGTTAAAAATGGAAAATTAGATTTCGACGATATGTTGACGTGGATTTCACAACCAACATCTATAGCAAATTTTTTACTTGATTCAAACGAGATTTCTTTGCCGAAAAATCAAGAAATAACTATCGTTTTACCGAAATTAACGCAGATACAAATATCTTACTTAAATGATGTAATTACCACAGAAACACTCGGCTCATTGACAGCAGAGGAAACACAGACACTCTCTTTTAACACTGACGACACTGCAAATTATCAGTTTGCTCTATTATCAAATGTCGAAACACAAGAAGAGTTGTTGAACAACGTATCAATTTACATAGTGTTTGATGCAAAGTTCTTTGACACAACAGTCGAAAAAATAACAACAGCGTTAAACAGTGCACTGAATAGCATTTCAGAAAGTACAGACACAAACATAAACAACTTGAACAATGTCACAAACACTAATATAGGCAATCTCAACACCGTAACTTGCAGCAATATCAATGCTCTAAATAATACAAAGGCAAATTTGGAGACTGCACTCGTTGCAACAAAAGACAATGGGGTTGCTCAACTTGAGAGCAAAAAGAACGCATCTATCAATGATATAACAAACAGTGCAAATAACCAAATCACAGCATTAACAAACACAAGTAATAATTTAATGGATGCAATGAACACAGCAGGCAATCAGCATATACAAAATATTGATGCAGAGGCAGAAACTAAAATTGCAGAGATTGAAAGCATAGGATTGTTTGAGTTGATTCAAGATGTAACACTTACAGCCGATGCAACAGCATTGGGGAATTTGGTCGAGTTAAGTGATTATAACGAAATCTTATTTGTTATAGATGGAACTACGAACGCAACTAGTGGAAACATAGGTCTTATAACATATATGGGGGCTGATTCTATAGCTGTAAGCGTAGGAAATACAACCGTCAACACTGTGTTTAAGGTTAAAAAACTGACAGATACTGATGTATTGGTTGAAGTGAAAAGTTATAATTATCAAAAAACAAAAGTGATTAACATTAGCAAAAGGACTGTCAATGTAATTACACAGGCAATAAACTTTCAGGCAGGAACGAAATTAAAGGTATATGCAAGATGATAAAAGTATTTGATCCAGCAGATAAAATATTTATAAGCAATGGCAATGCTGTCATCAATCCAACAAGAGCGATTGTCTACAAAGAGGACAATGGGGAGTTTTATCTTGATTTAGAATGCTCGCTTGATTTGGCAAAATATATCGTGGCAGGCGACATCATCGTTGTGCCAACACCACAAGGCGAACAGGCTTTCAGGATAAACAACCCAACAAAAACAAGTCACAAAATCACAGCGAAGTGTCAACACGTCTTTTTTGATAGTGGCAACTATCTGATTGAGGATTCAAACGTGGTGGATAAAAATTGCAATGACGCATTAGACCATTTAAACAGTGCGACAGAGCCTGCGAGTCCATTCACGACGATTTCTGATATTGGCACGGTCGATTCATACCGTTGTGTCAGAAACTCACTATATGAGGCAATTCAGACGGTTATCGAGCGATGGGGTGGTCATTTAGTTAGAGACAATTTCAACATTGAAATTCGAGCCTCAATCGGACAGGATAATGGAGTGACAGTGCAATATGCGAAGAATCTCAAAGAAATCTCTTGCGAGCAGAATTGGGATTCAGTTGTCACGAAATTATTGCCTGTCGGTAAAGATGGGATATTATTGAACGAACTTGACGAGAGTGCAAGTCTGTATGTTGAAAGTAGCACGCAGTATGCCATCCCTTACACAAAAACTGTCTCATTCAGCCAAGATGACGTAAACGAGGAAGATTATCAAGACAGTTACGGAGAAACAGACGAAGAGGCATATAAACAGGCTCTCATTGACGATTTAAGACAACAGGCTCAAGATTACGTTGACAAAAACTGTGTTCCACAGGTCAACTATACATTGAAAGCGAATCTTGAAAAGATAACCGACATCGGAGACACGGTTGAGGTTAAAGATGAGAGACTCGGCATTGATATTTTGACTCACGTTATCAAATATCAATATGATTGTATTTTAGAACGCTATACCGAATTAGAGTTCGGCAATTTTTCGCAGTCCTTGTCAGGTCTTGTGTCGAGTATCACAGAATCAGTGTCGAGCACTGTTTCAGGTAAAGTTGATAATATGCAAGTGACACTTGAAAAGCAACTCCAAGAGGCGACAGCGACCATCGTTGGAACAATGGGAGACTCTTATGTCATTTATGATGGAGATAAAATATTGATTCTTGATACATTGCCAAAGGAGGATGCAAAGAACGTCATCAGACTCAACAGCAATGGCATCGGCTTTTCAAAAACAGGAATTGATGGCACATTCACATCAGCGTGGACGATTGATGGCACACTTAATATGCAGGCAATCAATGTCATCAATTTGACAGCCGATTTGATTAAGGGTGGAATGCTCAAACTCGGCTCACATTTGGACGCAAACGGTATTCTTGAACTTTTCGACGATGAAAACAATCTCGTCGGAGAGATGAACAAACACGGATTCAAGATGTATGGTCAAGATGGCTCGTATGTTTTGATGAATAACGAGGTCGGTTTTGCAGGGTACGACCGAAACAACAATAAAATTTATTGGGTAAGTCAAGACGAATTTCATATGAAAAAAGGTGTTATTGAGGAAGAAATCACGCTTTGTAATTCATTGAGATTTATTCCAATCACAATAGAGGAAGAGGGCACGACCGTCAATGACGGAATCGGTCTTGTATCTGTAGGAGGTGGCAACTAGTGGCAACAATCACGTTTGGAAACACAGGCACTCGACCATATGGAGTGTTGACCGTCACAGAAACTGCGACAAGTGTTGCAAATAACACATCAACATTATCAATCAAATTAGTGTTAAAACGACCTTATGCAGTCGCCTCATCGCAGAACAAAAGTGCAACAGTCACAGTCAATGGCACATCTTACTCTTGGAGTGGGTCGATTAACGGAGTGGGCGATTTGACGCTAATCAATAAGACGCAGACAGTCACGCACAACACAGATGGCTCGAAAACAATCTCGTTGTCTGCGTCAATTAAACTCGACATCACTTGGAGTGGTGTAAGTATTGGCACAATCAGTGGTAGTGGAACAATGGCATTGACAAATCTGCAAAGATACGCAACAGTTACACAGTCATTGTCAGCCAAGACCGAAACGACTGCAACAATGAAGTGGTCATCTGATTTGACTATTGATTACATATGGTATTCAATCAACGATGGTTCATCGTGGAAAGGAATTGATGTCGCAGACGGAAAGTCAGGAACATATGACATCACAGGATTATCAGCAAATACCACATATCAAATTAAAACAAGGGTTAGAAATAAGACATCACAGTTGACGACAGACTCGTCGGCTTTGGAAGTGACGACATATTCTTATCCTTATGCAAATTCAATGCCAAACTTTACAATCGGAGAGCGATTGACACTTGGCATATTCAATCCGTTAGGCAGAAAAGTCACAATCAATCTGCTAGGTGCAGATGGGAGTGTATGTGGAACGGACACAATCAGTGGAACATCAATCAGTGGATATGTCAACAGCACGGTTCAAGGATGGCTTTATGCGTCGATACCAAACTCAAAGAGTGGCAAATATTCTGTCAAGGTTACATATGGCGACCAAGTAAACACAAAGACAGGTGGCACATACACTGTCAATGAAAATGACTGTAAACCGAGTATTAGTTCGGTATCGTATAAAGATACAAAGTCATCAATAGTGGCTATCACAGGCAATAATCAAGATATAGTCAAAGGTCAATCAGTGGTGCAGTACACAGCGACAGGACTGACAGCACAAAAGTCGGCATCTGTCAAGAGTTGCTCTGTCAAGGTCAATGGCAACACTTACACACTGTCAGTTAGTGGCACATCTGCCACAGGTGGAAATGCGACAATCGATTCAGGTGCTAATGTTGAGGCAGTTGTTACAGTGACAGACTCACGAGGCATCACATCCTCAAAGACAATGACTGTGACTATGCTCGATTTGGTACAACCGTCGGCAATCATCAGCCTCGCACGACAACATAATTATTACAGTGCGACAGACATTACGGTTGACGCTAACTATTCATCAATAAATGGTGGCAACCAAATAACAATCACTTACACAGCAACAAGCGAAAACGGAAACACGACATCGGGAACGCTTGCAGACAACGTGCAATCAACAATAACGCTCGATAATGAGCAATCGTGGACAGTGGTCGTTGCTTTGACGGATAGTTTTAATCAGAAAACTACCTACACGATGCAAGTCTCACGAGGAATGCCTATTGTATTTTTTGATAGACTAAAATCATCGGTTGGCATAAACTGTTTTCCAAAAGGCGAAAAAACGCTTGAAGTCAACGGAGTAAATATGGAAAAGTCTGTCGCTACAATGTCATTGAGTACAAATAAAATGAATTTAGCAACTAATACTTACACACAATTACAACTCAATCTTAACACAGTGGCAGGAGGCAGATTGACAGTGACAGACGATGGAGGCATTGAGATTGGAGAGGGTGTCAGCAAGATTCTTGTAAGTGGTCGCTTGGCAATTCAGCCTGTTGATTCGTCAGGTAATAGACATTTGAGAATTGTTAAAAACACAAACTCAAACAATAACACTCTCGGATGGAGTTATGAATCTATGGAGGCTACATCTTATTATTCTGATTTAGTTATTACACCGACACTATGTGAAGTGAGTGAGGGAGATGTGATATATCTTTATTATTACACACCGTCATCAACCGACGTTATAGGTGGCAACACATATGGCAGTAGAACATCATTGACCGTGGAAGTGGTCGAATAAAGGAGGAGATATGGACACAATAACATTAGTTGTCACACTTGCAGTGGCAGTCTTTGGCTCAACAGGTTTTTGGAATTGGGTGTTGAGTCGAAGTCAAAAACATAATGATGAAACAAGACTTTTAATGGGTCTTGCGTTTAGCAAGATAATTCAGCAATCAGAAATATATATTGAAAGAGGACATATATCAATTGATGAATATAAAGAACTCTATCACTATTTATATGAGCCATACAAGAATATGGGTGGCAATGGAACAGCAGAAAAGATGATGAACGAGGTCAAAAATCTGCCAACAGAAAAGCAATAATGAATTGCATAGGATAAAGAGAACTTTTGGCGAGGGTTATCATTCAGAAGAGACAAGAGAAATCTTGTCTTTTTTTTGTAAAAAAATGTAAAAAACTATTGACATATGCTAGCATATAGTATATACTAATAATTGTAAGGGGCACGCACCTTATAAATAAAAAAGAAAGGAGTTAGATATGGGTAAGAAAAAGAAAAACCCCATAAATTGGATTGAAGTGCTAGTTCAATTCATTACAGGGTTAGTCACAGGCTTAATACTCTACTTGATAGATAGACTTACATAAGCCACAAACTATAAAGTTGCTACAGGGGGCGAAAGCCCCTTGTAGTTAAACAATAACACAATTACCCATAAAAGTAAAGTATGAGGATTTTTATAATAATTATTATTGCGATAACTGTTGGATTTATAGCGAGACAAATCTATCATAATTTTAAAAAATAATGGAGGTGTAAAGATGTATTATGGCGATAGGTTGATTAGTGGAGGCAATGAATATTTTGTCACTTTTCTCAATGGACGACATTGTGTAATGCACGAGGAATTTGATAAAAACGAAATTGATTTTTGGGGCACTTATGAGCAATGTGTTGAATATTTGCACAAAATAAGAGAGGAAAACGTTGATTATGATTTGAATTTGTAGGAGGTGCGAACAATGAGCAAGTATAACGGATATACAGAAACACAGGCACGAGCGTATAAAAAATATATGAACGATAGGGCAGTGGTTACGGTTAGGATGACAAAAGAAGAAAAAAGAATCCTTGAAGAAAAAGCAAAAGCAGAGGGCAAAAGTATCAATCAATATATATTAGATAAATGTTTATAAAAAGAGGCTATCAATATGATAGCCTTTTTTATATAA